TTGACTATGCTGAAGGTGATCCACTTAAGTCATTTGAAGCAAGTGATACACTGTTCTTTGTGAACAACTCTGGTATTAATACTGGTGGTGGTGGAGCAACTGGAAGATCTGAACCAGTGGCAACACAAGTTGACTGGTATGATCAACAGACTCTTGGATTAAGCAATGCAACAGTCTTCTGGAAATCAATAGCACCTAAACCAACAACTAGTAACTTTGTTCAGCAAAGAAGTGGTAAGAATGATGCATTACATATTGCAGTCATAGATGATACAGGAAGTATCACAGGTATACAAGGTAATATTCTTGAAAAATTCACTAATCTATCTAAAGCAAAAGATGCTATAGCAGATGGTGAAACAGGTAAGAAGATCTTCTATAAAGATTTCCTTGCTAAGAACTCAACTCAAATCTATGCTGGATCTAATCCATCTGCTGATGGTGATGCATTCCATGGAACTAATCCAATAATAAATGGATTTACAGGATCTGGAAATAGTCCAAACTACACCAAAATTGCAGTTGGTGATGGTCTATGGGGATCAGATGCACAAGGAATAAACTTCAATAGTATAGGAAATGTGTCATACACATTCACTGGTGGACAGGATTATAGTTCTGGCACTGGAAACTATACAGCAACTCTGGGTAGTTTACTAACATCATATAACTTATTTGAGAATAAGGATGATGTTGCAGTTGACTTCTTGATGATGGGTCCTGGTTTAGATACTCAAGATCAATCACAAGCAAAAGCAAATCTGTTGATCTCTATTGCTAATGCTAGAAAGGATTGCATAGCAACTGTTTCTCCTCATAGAACAAATGTTGTTAATGTGACAAACACAACAACACAAACTAATAATGTGTTGAAGTTCTTCAGTCCTTTATCATCTTCATCTTACTGTGTATTTGATAGTGGATACAAATACATGTTTGATAGATTCAACAATGAGTTCAGATTCATTCCATGTAATGGTGATATTGCTGGATTAATGGTAAGAACTGGAATCTTAGCATTCCCTTGGTTCTCACCTGCAGGACAGCAAAGAGGAATTCTGAACAATGCTATTAAATTAGCATACAGTCCAAGTAAAGATCAGAGAGATCTACTTTACTCTTCTAGAATTAATCCAATAATTAATCAGAGAGGAGCAGGTATACTTCTCTTTGGTGATAAAACTGGATTATCTTATGCATCTGCATTTGATAGAATCAATGTTAGGAGATTATTCTTAACTGTTGAACAATCACTTGAGGGTGCTGCAAATGCTCAACTCTTTGAACTCAATGATGCCAACACAAGGTCTAACTTTGTGAACATTGTTGAACCATTCTTAAGAGATGTTCAAGCTAAGAGGGGTTTATTTGACTTCTTAGTTGTTTGTGATGAAACCAATAACACTCCTGATGTTATTGACAACAATGAGTTTAGAGCTGATATCTACTTGAAACCAACCAAGTCTATCAACTTTGTGACTCTAACCTTCGTTGCTACTCGTACTGGAGTTAGCTTTGAAGAAGTTGTAGGAACTGTTTAACCATTAAATTGATAACATAGGAGGACTTTAAAACAATGGCTGAAACAAGAACACTTTCACAATTTAAATCAAAACTGGCTGGTGGTGGAGCCAGACCTAATCTGTTTGAGATATCAATTCCTACTTTCCCTACAGCAATTGCTGAAGCATGGAGTCCAGGAGATGATAATGAAAATGGAATGTTTAAATTCTTAGCAAAAGGAACTGCATTACCTGCATCAAACTTAGGTAGTGTAGAAGTTCCATTTAGAGGAAGAACACTCAAGGTTGCTGGAGACAGAACCTTTGATGATTGGACAGTTACAATTATCAATGATGAGGACTTCAAACTTAGAACTGCATTTGAGAGATGGTCAAATGTTATCAGTAGATTAGATGATGCTACTGGTGTTACTAACCCATCTTCCTACATGACTGATGGTTTTGTCCAACAGTTAGGTAGAGGACCAACTGCAAATACTGGATCAAATGATGGTGGTGAATCATCAGTTCTTAGAACTTACAAGTTCTTTGATGTTTTCCCAGTAACAGTTGCAGAGATTGCACTAAGTTATGATACAACAGATACTCTAGAAGAATTTGATGTAACATTCAGATATCAATACTTCACAATAGGTAACTCCACACAATCTAGTGGATCTACTGGAGAGGTCTTGATTACTTAATAAATAGTGCTATAATAGTCTAAAAAGAATATAACATGGCGAGATTATTTGGATTCTCCATTGAAGATACAGAAAAAACACCTGCTGGCGTAGTATCTCCCGTTCCTCCTAATAGACAGGATGGATCAGAGTACTATGTCAGTTCTGGTTTTTATGGATCATATGTAGATATTGAAGGTGTATATAGAACAGAAAATGATTTACTTAGAAGATATCGTCAGATGTCTCTGTATCCAGAATGTGATAGTGCTATAGAAGATATTGTAAATGAAGCAATTGTATCAGATACAAATGATAGTCCAATAGAAATAGAACTATCAAATTTAAATGCTAGTGATGGGATAAAGAAAAAGATTAGAGAAGAGTTTCAATTTGTGTGTGAATTATTAGATTTTGATAAGAAAGCACATGAGATTTTTAGAAACTGGTATATTGATGGAAGATTATATTACAATAAAGTTATAGATCAGAAAGATCCACATGCAGGTATTCAAGAACTGAGGTATATTGATGCTTCTAAAATGAAGTATATACGCCAGATGAAGAAATCTAAACCTGGTGCTAATAATCAACCTTTAGCAAATGCAGATGTAACTGGATATAATTTTCCAGAGATAGAAGAATATTTCATATATACTCCTCAAGGAACAACTACACCATATACAACTAGTGGTGGAAATCCAGCAAAAGGAATTAAATTAACAAGAGATTCAATTACATATTGCACATCAGGACTTGTAGATAGAAATAAAGGATCAACATTATCATGGTTACATAAGGCAATCAAACCATTAAATCAATTAATGATGATTGAAGATAGTCTTGTAATTTACAGATTATCAAGAGCACCAGAAAGAAGAATATTTTATATTGATGTAGGTAATCTTCCAAAAGTAAAAGCAGAACAATATCTCAGAGATGTAATGATGAGATATAGAAATAAACTAGTATATGATGCTAATACTGGTGAGATGAGAGATGATAAAAAATTCATGTCAATGATGGAAGATTTCTGGTTGCCTAGAAGAGAAGGTGGTAGAGGAACTGAAATCACAACATTACCTGGTGGACAAAACCTTGGTGAGATTACTGATATTAATTATTTCCAAAAGAAATTATACAGATCACTCAATGTTCCAGAAACTAGAATTGCTGGTGGAGATGCAGGTTTCTCATTAGGTAGATCATCTGAAATCCTAAGAGATGAAGTTAAGTTTAGTAAGTTTGTTGGTAGAATGAGAAAGAGATTTACACATCTCTTTAGTGATATCTTAAGAACACAATTACTTCTAAAAAATGTTTGTACTCCTGAGGATTGGGAGATTATGAATGATCATATTCAATATGATTTCTTATATGATAATCACTTTGCTGAACTCAAAGATTCTGAACTTTTACAAGAAAGATTGAATCTTGCTAGTGCTGCTGAACCTTATGTTGGTAAATACTATTCTGCAGATTATATAAGAAGAAAAGTTCTTAGACAAACTGATCAGGAAATTATAGATCAAGATAAACAAATTAAACAAGAAATAGCAAAAGGAATTATACCAGATCCTAATGCTCCTATTGATCCAGCTACTGGACAACCACTCCCACAAACTAATGGAGTTCTTGGTAAAAATACTTTAGAACCTGAAGTTGAAGAAGAAAAATCTGAAGCTCCAGAAACTCCATCTGGTGGGGAGATATAAATAACCTTATAAGACTACATTAATTAGTATGGAAGAACTTATGGATTTACTTGTGAGTGATGAATCACCTTCACAGGTAAGCGATAAAATAAAAGATATTCTCTACTCTAAAAGTGCAGAGAAAATTACAAGTGTAAGACCAGAAGTTGCATCATCATTATTTGATGGTGAAGAAGAATTAGAAGATTCTGAAGAAACAACTGCTGAGTTAGAAACTGAAGTTGAAGATGATTCTGAAGTAGAGGATCAGGAAGAATTAGAACCTGTAGAATAAGGTTAATAATTACTAAATAATGTATAGGATTATAGTAACCTTATAAGATAATGGCATTACAACCAGTTGGAAGTGGATCATCAATAGCGAGTGGAGCATCTGCATCTCATGCAAAATTCTCACATCAATCTGATGTGGTAAGAGTTTATGCTGATGGATGCACAGCAGCAGTTGCTGTTGGAAACACTGCAGTAGCAACATCTGCTGATTTCATTGTTCCAGCAAATCATGAACCTATGTCTATTAGCATAGGAAAACCAAGAAGTCAAAGAGTTGTTGGTCTTACAACAACTAATACAACTGTTGTTGTTGATTTCCCAGAAGGAACTGGTTGTCCTTTCTCTGTTGGTCAAAGAGTGAGTTTAACTGTAACAGATCCTCAGAATAGACATTTTGAGTTTACAGATAAACCAGTTGCAAGTATCAACAATAGTTCTAATGTTGGTGGTCTCTTTGGCACAAGATTAGTGGTTACACATTCTTATGGTGCAATAGTTGGTGTTCATACAGCATATGTTGAAGGACCTAGCACTAGTGCTGAATTAAGAGATGTGATTCACATTTCTGCCCTAGCAAAACCAAATAGTCATGGTAATGCTGCAACAGGTGCAGTTTATTTCCAACAAGTTCAAGTTACCAGTGGAGCATAATGAAACTTATTAGAGAAGAAATAGAATCAGTTGACTTCATTGTTGAAGAACGCAATGGTAAAAAGTCAATGTATATTGAGGGTATTTTCTTACAAGGAGATATTCAAAATAGAAATGGAAGAATGTATCCAATAGACACCTTGAGAAAGGAAGTTCAAAGATACAATGAATCTAATATTGTGACTGGAAGAGCACTTGGAGAACTTGGTCATCCAGATGGTCCTACTGTTAATCTTGATAGGGTTTCACATAAGATTGTTTCTCTAAAAGAGAATGGATCTAACTTCATAGGTAAGGCAAAAATATTGAACACTCCAATGGGAAATATTGCAAAAAATCTTATAGATGAAGGTGTAAAATTAGGTGTTTCCTCAAGAGGTGTTGGCTCATTAAAACCAACAAAAGAAGGATATAATGTAGTCAGTGATGATTTCATGTTATCCACTGCTGCAGATATTGTAGCAGACCCTTCTGCTCCTGATGCTTTTGTTGAAGGAATCATGGAAGGAAAAGATTGGATATGGGATGGTGGTGTTCTAAGAGAACAACAAATTGCCAAAACATACAAATCAATCAATACTCTAGTTGATAAAAAACAATTAGATGAAAATAAATTAAACATTTTCAACGATTTTCTAAATTCGTTGTAAAATTTTAATCTACTAAATAAATATAGATTTAAGTTAATAAATCCAAATGTCTCGTGGTACAAAATTACAAGAAATGGAGCAATCTAAAACTGCTGTGAATGCTAATGCAACACCTGGTGATACTGCCATGCCAACTGCAGGTAGTAATGCATCTGGTGTTTCAGTTGCAGGTAACACAGCCCAAGTAGAGGATCTTGGAGGTCCTACCCCTCAAAATTACAAACCAGATGATGATTCTGCCAAGTTAAAAGAACCTGGTGCGACTCTCAAACAGGTTAGTGATGTAGTAACTAAAAATGCTGCAAAAGCAGATCCAATGCCTACTGGCAATGCAACTCCTGGCACATTAAGTCAAGGAGATGAAGTTGAGTTAGATGACTCACAAGAAGTAGTTTCTGAAGATCAATCAGAAGAAGCCACAGAAGAGGCACTAGTTGATGAAGGTATTAACATTGAAGATGATGTTAATGCACTTCTAGGTGGAGAAGAATTATCAGAAGAATTTAAAGAGAGAGCAAAGACAATCTTTGAAGCTGCTCTTAATTCTAAGATGAAGGAAATCCAAGAAACTCTAGAAATCCAGTATGAGCAAAAACTCAATGAGGAAAAAGAAGAATTAAAAATCTCTTTACAAGAGAGAGTAGATTCTTACCTTGAGTATGTTGCTGAAGAATGGATGACAGAGAATCAACTAGCAATTGAGCATGG